GATTGACGGAGAAATAATCGACTTGCTTAGAATTGGTAGTCATTCCGAGTTGTTCGGAAAAAAGAGATAGACAAGTACAAATATGAATACATTGACTTACAAAGGCTATATCGGGTCTGTATCTTTTAGCGAGAAGGACAATGTTTTCTTTGGAAAGATAGAAGGCATTGATGGTCTTGTTAATTTTGAGGGGGAAAGCGTGCGGGAACTTACAACGGCTTTCCACGAGGCTGTAGATGATTATCTGGCGTATTGCGAGGAAGAGGGGATTGAAACGCATAAGAGCTATTCTGGTTCATTGAACGTTCGTTTATCACCGGAACTTCATAGTAGAGTGGCTGTTCTGGCAAAGCAAGCAGGCGTTTCTATTAACGCTTTCATAAAAAAAGCCGTGGAAAAGCAAGTTGCTGTAATGTTGTGATTTGGATTGAAATGATAATGTAAATGTATTAAAAATGAGCGTTTTATTTTTAATTTTGGCGACGCTGCTACCTTTCTTTCTTTTTACATCTTGTACTAACGAAGATGAAAAGGAAGTGATTGAGTTGAAAAGCATAGGATTGAACGTTAAAACTTTAAAACTAGAGGTTGGAGACACATATCAGTTCGAAGCCATAACGTCCCCGTCAAACTATCCGCAGGATGATTTTGTCTGGACTGTCGTAACTGAAGATAATAAAACAGGCGGTGGGCGTATTGACAGTACTGGATTATTTGTGGCCACTAAATCAGGAACGGTGATTGTAGAAGTAGTCAACCACGGGATAAAAGATAACAGTTCCCGGCTCATATGGGCTAATGCAATGGTTACCATTATTGGCGAAGATGGTGATAAAGAAGACGATGATAAACCAGATGAAGAGGGGCAAACACAGGTATCTAACATATCTTTTGAGGAACAAAACATAAGTCTGAAAAAAGGCGAAACCACTTACATTGATTATACAATACAGCCAAGTTATGCGGATGTCTCCGGAGTTAAATGGTATGTTTCGGACAATTCTGTCGTGTCTATAACGTCCATTTCAAACGGACGAATAGGGATTAATGCACTGAAAGAAGGGAAGGCAGAAGTCTATACGACTGTGAATGGGAAACGGTATGCGTGCCAGATTACGGTGGAGACGATAGCGGTGGAAAGTATAATACTAAATCCTTCTAATATTACTATAAATCAAGGTGAATCGTTTACATTGGATGTTTCTGTATATCCATATAACGCAGATAACTCAGAATTGAAATTTGAATTTTCCGATAAAAGTATTGCCTATTTTGCTAACGAAGAGCAACGAATAATAAATACATCAAATCCGGGAGAATGCACGGTTACTGTGTCTACGAAGGACGGGACGGTGAAAGCGGAATGTATAATAACCGTTTTGGAAATACCTCTTGAAGAAAAAATAACTGCGTCTACACGTTTGAATGGACTTTACAACAATGGTTTTATCACGGGGACTATGTATATTAAATTTCATAATGGTTCAAACAAAAATGTTACGATTAATCGGTTCTATGTATATGATTCTTTTTCAAATCAGATTGTCTATGAAGAAAAAGATTGTGGCAAATTAATGGGGGGAGATGACTGGAGTTCCGCCCTCATGTTCAAGATGGTTTATAAACCTTTGTATGTATGGGAATATGAATGCGAAGGCGAAAGTTATAGATTAAACTATCAATAAACATTTAAAATCAAGAAAATAAAAGAAAAAGTTCCGTACCATACCAGTGGCTCGGGGCTTTTTTTATTTCCTCCTACAACAAAATTACAACAATCCCACCATTGTTTTTTTTAGGTCCGCTTGATTTTTTGCCATCCCCCTTATATGCGTGAACTTTGAGTTCATGATCGAGATTAAGGACATATCTGGTAGAGTCAAGTTGTCGGTATCGATAGGGACGGGTTCGGTACGTCGGTTTGAGTTGATGAAAGAGGACTATGTGAACCTCGTGTTCTCCTTGTCCGACCCGGTACAACTGGAGATCGGAGACAATATCGATTATGAAGGTAGCGTTTTCTACGTAACTGGCAATACATACCCTACATTCAACGCATCCACAGGCGGATACGACTATAGCGTGCGATTCGACTCGCATTATTACCGATGGAAGAATCATATCCTATTTTACGATAGGCAAGGTAACAAGGAAGCGTCATGGAGCCTTACACGTGCTCCGGAGGCCCACCTAAGCATTGTCGTATCCAATTTGCGATCTCTGGGATTAAGGTATAACGGCAAGGAGTACCAAGCCGTTGTCGATAGCTCCGTTGACGCTGTCGCCAAGCTCGTGCAATACGACAGCACGAATATCGTGGATGCCCTTACCAAGATTGCCGAGGCGTGGGAGTGCGAGTGGTGGGTAGAGGGTGACAAGATATATATAGGTAGGATAGAGCGTGGCGATCCCGTAGATCTGGAGATAGGTAGGCAGGTAGCGTCCATGTCAAGGAGCCAAAGCCAAGACCTGTTCGCCACACGCCTGTACGCTTTCGGCTCAACGAGAAATATCCCCTCGGGCTATCGCAAGGGGGAATCCGGTACGGTGGTGCAAGGGGTGGTGCAAAAACGCCTCATGCTTCCTAAGGGAACTCCCTACGTGGACGTGGTACAGGGATTGACCGAGGATCAAATAGTGGAGGCGGTCGTTATATTCGACGATATATACCCTCGTAAGATAGGTACGATAACCGAGGTGATACCGAAGGAGGTCACGGAGGAGGGCGAGGACGGGACATCGGAGACATTCACCGTCTACCGGTTCAAGGACTCGGGATTGTCCTTCTCCGAAGAATACGTGCTTCCCGGCAAAGAGCTTCGTGTCGTATTCCAGACGGGGCCGTTGTCAGGCATGGATTTCGCCTTGCGATTCAATCCGGAAGGACTGCCGGAGGATGATCCGGAGGCTCAGGTGTTCGAGATAGTCCGTAATGACTCCTATGGCCAGACATTGCCGGAAAGCCCTCTTATACCGGGGACGGGGAACAAATATATCCTATACAATTTTGACACGCAATACGTAAGTGACACCCTTATCCCGCAGGCGGAAGAGGAATTGCTGAGAAGGACGATAGAGTATAAGGCTAAGGTCGTGTCGGACCCTTCCACTTACACATGCGTCCTTAACTCATACTACGCTTCCGGCTACGATGAGAATAATGGTATATTGAACCCGGAAAAGGCGATTGATCTATCCGTAGGACAGCGTGTCAGGCTTATCAATAAGGCCTATTTTGAGAATGGGCGGGAATCTAGGGTATTGGGTTTCGAGAAAAAGCTTGATATCCCATATGATTCGCCTTCCTATACGGTAGGAGAGAGCGCGGCTTACTCCCGGTTGGGGGAATTGGAGCGTAAGTTGGAGAATATCCAATATAAGGATAACACGTACGTCAACCAAGGTAGTGGTTCTTTAGGGGTGTATATCATAAAGAAAGAGGATACTACCGCCGCCTCGGACGAGAACGTTTTCTCCGCTCTCCGTACATTATATGAGATAAACAAGGTAAAACAGGATAACGACAAACGTTACCTTCGTAAGGACATACCCGATATCGCCCATGAGGATATTTTATTCGACAAGAAGATAGGCTCCTCCATCTTTCTTGACGGCATGGACGGTAAGGGCTGGGAGATCAAGGCCGACGGTCGTGCCATATTTGATGAGTCATGGTTCCGTGGGAATGTTTTATTCAAGAAACGAGTGGGTTCCCATACGTTTATATCCGGTTTCCCTAATGGCTTCGGTTGGGATATTGCTCCATATAAACGGGTTAACTCGGCTGGTGTAGAGGAACAGAAATTCCGTTTAGAGATAGACGATATAAATGTGAGAGGCAGTCTCCGGGTCTATGAGTTCATCGTCTCTCAGCTTCGTGGCGAAAACGACAACGTGACATTCTCAGGGATGATGAAGGTGGAGTATTACGACCATGCGACCGGAAGGATTTACTTGGACACGGGGAACGGCGTGCTCTACAATCCGTTCCGTTCGGGGGATATATTGATGGTCCAACATTTTGGGGGAATGCCGACAGGGGAGAATGATTACAATATCATCAAGCAATACGAACTTCGGGTTGATCAAGTCGGCATCGGTAATTTATCGGACGGTGAAGATCGCTTGGACTGGATTACGTTTGTCAACTTTGCCGGTGATAAAGCCGACATTGCGCAAGGAGATGTATTAACCCGTATAGATAGCGTGGCTGATTCTACCAGAAAGGGTATTGTCAAGATTACTACGATCGACGAGGTGGGAGCTCCGTATATGGATGTCGTGTATGGAATAAAGACCGATCCCGATAATGCTACCAAGGCACGTGTCGGCAATCTTTCGGGGATAAGGACCAAGAGCGGTATAGATTTGACCGGTGTTTGGGGGATTTACGGTAACGGGGCTTACTTTGAAAATTCGACCTACATCCTTGATACAGGTAATACGGTCGAGCAGGAATTTTCCATAATGAACGGGAAATTCGAGAGTTCAATCGAAGGCATCAGGAACGATATATCCTTAGAGCCGGGCAATATATTGAAAAATAGCTCATTCTCCCAAAATACGGACTATTGGGTGACAGAGAACTCAATAAGTTTTTGGGGACATGACGGATCGTTTATTTACGCCAATGATTCTTTCCTGTCAGAGAAGAGGGGAGTTTCAGATATTTATCAAGACGGCAACAGAAATGTCTTACGTATCAGTGACTCGTATATCCTCCAGCGGAATGACGTTATAAACATACCGTCACATGAGACCGAGGCGACCGAGTATGACTATTCCTTCTCATTACATTACCGGGTTGTTAAGGCGGGGATATTGACCGCAGGTTTCGAGGGATCAAGCCTTTATGTCTCCATGTCCTTGGAACCATCATCCTCGTATCGTAAGCTTTCGAAAGCGGGGAAATGGGACGAACGTGGCGATTTCCGTATATCTTTCGATGGGGAAATACTGATTTATGGTGTTTCCTTGTTTATCGATAACTTGGCGGATGCCATTATCAGGTTGGAGACAAGGATAGAGCAAACAGAAGAGTCTATCAAGCTGGCGGCAACGAAGGATTATGTGGATGAGGAAACAGGTAAGGTGTATACCAAGTATGATTCTCAGTTGAATATTACCGCAGGGCAAATATCGGCCATATCAACGAGGGTGGATAATATAAGGAATGAGATAGACACGGCGGGATGGATCAACACTACGCAGGGAAATACGTTGTTCGCCGCCAAGAGCTTGGAGAACGGCGATAATATCATATCGTATATCAACCAGACGGCAACCACCACCACGATCAAGGCGGAGAGGATCAATCTTGTAGGGGCGGTGACGTTCAGCATGTTTAATACGGATCTTCAAAGCACTATTAACGGGAAAGCAAACTCGAGCGCTCTAGGGGATTTGGCTTATGAGGACTATATCACCAAAGGGATGATGAGTACGGCCTTGCAATCGGAACTAAACGGGAAGGTAAGCGAAGGCGCTTTAGGGACACTAGCCTACGCAAGTTCCATATCAAAGAATGACTTGGCTTATTCTTTATTGACCGAATTTAACGGTAAGGCAAACAGTTCTTCTTTAAAGGCTCTTGCTTATTTAGATAAGGTTGAGCAAGCCCAATTGGGAGCGACAATCATATCAGGAGGTCATATTATCACATCCCTGATTGACACGGACGCAATTTATGCGAATATGGCATCTATAGCTGGATTTACGATTGAAAAAAATCAGCTTTATGGAACAACGAATAATGAATATTACGGGAGTTATAAGATGTACATGGATTCAAGCAGGTGTGAGATCGGGATATCTGATAGCAATGAGTCAACGTATAAACTGAGCGTAGGATATAATTATAGGACAACGAATGATGCGGGGACAGCGTCCTTGTTCATCAAAAAATCACTGGCGATAAGAACTATGGTCGAAGTCCCGAGAACCGCCATAAAAGTAGCGGTCACTAACGCAGACGATTCTAATATGGTAAAATTAGAATGTGAGTCTACCAGAAATGATAGTGGGTTCATGAATTTTTTGTATTGCGAGCATGGGATAAGAGAGATACAGCTTGGGACCAAGAAGTTCTCAAACGACTCGCCAGGAATATGGCGTACCGTTTTACGTATGGATCTTATGCCTTCGGTAACACAAGTAAACACTGAATCCACATCAGGGACTAGATATAATGTCAAATGGGATTCCGCTACGGGACTTTTATATATAGAATAATTATTAACAACTAAAATACAGTAAATCATGAAAGTAAATTTCAACAAACCCCTAAAGACCTTTAAGGGGGAAGACATGAAGGACGAGTTCGGAAAAGTACAGATTATCAAAGATATAGTATGCGCTAGGCTTTACTCTTCCGGCGATGAGATGAACGAGGACGAGAAATATGAGTCCTACAAGCTAATGACAAGGATCAACGCCGCCGATGGCGATATGGACATCAGCGACAAGGAATCCCTATTGATAAAGAAATGCTGCAACAAGACATTGACCGCCGGCGCTTTCGGGCAGATCTTCGACCTTTTAAACGTGTAAGACCATGGAGATAACGAGCGACACAAGGACAATAAACGGCTACTCAGACGTGGCCGGTATCAAGATACAGTATTCCGCCTCGGTCAAGACCGATGAGCGGATAGACCGGATAACAGGCTCTTTTATCAAGGACGGGGTACGTGTGGGATCTCTGGCCTACGAGCGTAACGGGCAAATTTATAACATTATAGAAAGGGGAAATTAACATGGCACTATCAACATTATCATCTGTATTGAGAAGCAAATACAAAAACACGGTAGGAGATTATGATATCTCCTATGAGACAACACGGAATGCGGGCGAAAAGGTAACAGAGGTATTGGCCTCGGTCAAAAAAGGAGAGCTTAGGTTCGGTTATGTAAACATTGTGGACAAAGGCAGGAAATCGATAGTCTTGGAAGATGGAGTCTCGGACGAAGACTGCAAGGCTATATTGTCAACCGTGATAGACGATGCGGCAAATATTTTCCTTAAACAAGAATAACATACGATAATATGGCTGTAGGGGATCTTACATTGTCTTCCGGCTTTACTCTAACGCCCGAGGATTTACGTGCGATCGCCGCTGAGAGTAAAAAGATCTTAGCGGAGGAGTCCAAGGATTTAAGTCAGTTCAAGGAGATTGACTCTATATCCTCCGTGTCATCTTTGCCCGGTATTTCCGCTAAGGAGGAATTAGTGAGAGTCCCCATGGCTATACTTAAGGGACTTGACGGTAGGGAGATAGAACTAGCCTCTTCGTCTACGGATATCCAATGGAGGTATGTTGGAAATCCCGGATGGAATGTGTTGGTGGAATTATCCTTGCTAACCGGTCCGAAGGGAACTCCGGGAGATCCTCCGGTCGTCTCTATCGGTACGGTCTCCACCCTTCCTTTTAATAGCTCGGCAACGGCTGGCTTTGTCTTGAGAGGGGAGACCCCAGAAGGTGTACCTATTTATGCTTTGGATTTAGGTATCCCACAAGGCAAGCCCGGCCAAGACGGAAATGGGGCGGGGAACGTGTTTGTCCCTACGGATAATATCATAGCCGATAGATATTATATTTTTAAATCCTCCGTTGATAAAAGCGCAAACGGGGATTTTATCGAATTGGACAGCCTTGCCTTTGGTGTAGGTCAAAACTACTCGGGTTACAAGAACGCCGAGATATTCAATGACTATGAGAATAACAAGGCGGCAGGAAATTACGCCCACGCAGAGGGTATGAATACCAACGCTACCGGTCCTAGGGCGCATGCGGAGGGTTACAAAACGAATGTGTTCGCTAGCGAGGGTCACGCCGAGGGCAGGGGAACATGGTGCTTAGGAGCGCAATCGCATGTAGAGGGATTATATTCTTATTGTTTAGGAGATGGTTCGCATGTAGAAGGAGGATCAATAGGCACCCAGCCTTATTTTATTGAAAATACCGTAGGAGGTATAGAGGATCGGCCTATTTTTGATACAGAAGGGGAGGCTTTAAGGACTTTCATAGAAGATTATGGAACCTATAACTCTGAGAATATTGAGCACTCGTTAAGCTTTGACGCTGTATCTCTACTAGAGAGGTTTGCCCTAAACATATCAATTGGTAGCCGAAGCCACCTCGAGGGATGTAACAATTTTATTTGTGATAACACAAGCCATGTAGAAGGATATAATAATATATGTGGTGATTTGTATTATTCGCATAGTGCACCAATTGTACATAAGGCAAATCATGTGGAAGGATACAATAATGTTCTGTTTTCGGGAAGAAAATATATAGATCAAAACTTTTGTGTTCACATCGAGGGGTATAACAATAAGGTTTATAGAGGATGTTCTTTCTCGCATATAGGAGGAAAAGATTGTGTTATGAGCGAAGGCTCTTCTTCTTCTTTTTGCCATGGAGATCATTTGCTTATAGAGTCAAGTTATGGGGTTTCTTTTGGTCGTTATAATGAGCCGATATTAAATGGGGAAAAAGTTTTATTTTCTTATGGGATAGGAAATGGTCCAAATAATCGAAAAAATGCTTTATCCATATTGGAGGATGGAACGGTCAGTATTCCTAGTATAGAAGATAAAATAAATAATTCTATCGATTCTAATTTTTTATATTTAAATGATAAATTAAATGATAACAACAAAGAACTTAGGGCTATCATGGATGAGCAATCTAATCAGATAAGAGACTTATTAGAATTGCTTCAATCTGGCATTGAAGGGGTAAAGGCCTTCATCGCTGGTAGCGTATTAGTGTTTACTAACAATATAAAGACGGAAGTGCTAAAAGATATTCTTTTTATTTCCGATTCTCAAGTTGTAGCGGAAAATGAAGTCTTGATAATAAAATAAAGATATGGGAACAATAAAAAAAATAAACGTAAATGGAATAGAGTATGATTTGGCTGGTTCCGGTGGAGCCATGATAAATGTTACTTATTCAGAATTAGTATCATTAATTGGTAGTAGTTCTCTTGTCCAAGGAAATAAATATAGGATAACGGATTATGTGACAGAATTTAAGTCTTGGAAGTCCGCCGGTCACCAATTCGATATTGTGGTCGAAGCTATCACGGAAGATAGGATATCGGATAAGGCATCTGCCATGTTACATGATGGAGATATTTATTTCAAAAACAGTCGGTTGTCCGCTTGGCAGATATGGTATGATATTAATAATGATACCAGTCTGTTTCATGAGGCTAAAGAAGGAGGCAAGGGTTCGATATATAGAATGATAGATGAGTTTGGAAATGATGTGTTTTATGATTTCAAGAATCTTTTAACACCAATGACATCAGAAGACAATCCAAACATATCAAGCGATACGCTAGATTTTTATACATTTTCGGTCAAGGATGGTTCCTCCGTTAAGGATGCCTCGCTCGGCTTAGATAAAGTCAGTGTTTTTAATAATAAGATAACAATAACAAAAAGCCTTAACAAGGTTCCCTCCATATTTAAGAACTCTGTTATCTCAATAGATAAGCCCTTGATTGGAGGTCAGATTTACAATAATGTAATATCAGGAGGGCTTCGTGTATTGTGTAACAATATGGGAGATGTCAATTCGAACATAATATCTACGTATTGCAACGTGATAAAAAATAACCTCTCATCTTTTTATAAGAATACTATAACAATGACATCTACTAGTGTGAATATAAACGGGGTTATTATTGGATGCTCCTTGATTGGAAATTTTTCGAATGTAACGGTTGAGGGTAATATTAGTTACAGCTTTATCACGGCAGATGGCTCCTTAGTGAAAACGATCAATCCTTTTACCCTTGGATAATATGGAAACTATCCGCATAGGCAACGACATATCCGTCCAGTGGACGATATTGCACGATAATGTTCCCGAACCACTTGAGGGACGGGATTTGAAGGTGATCTTGTCAAACTCATTCGAGAGGATAGAGATAAAGGATTTCCTCCTTGTCGGTAACGTCATAAGATTCTCTTATCACGGGAAGGATCAGGTACATTGCGGGGTTTACACGTTGACGTTATTCGAGAATTATAAGAAAGATGGCATGATGGCCGTTGACGCTTGCGAGGCGTTCAAGCTCATACCGAGATCATGCGGGAAGACTGACGAACAGTCTTGCTCGAATCTGAAAGTGTCCACGGTGGATGTCAGCTCATCTTTTGATATATTGAATAACCCCAAGAACACCCTCGTGTCCGACTCAATCCATAGGATCGAGGCCATTACGCAAGAGGAGTATGACAAGATCGAGACCCCTAATCCAAACATCTTATATGTAATACTATGATTCTGAACGGGGCGATAGATATAAAGTTTAACGGAGCGGACGTAAAGAAAATCTATCTGGGACGAGATACGGTATGGACTAGGGAAGCGCATTTGATCGTTACCCCAACGGCTATATGGCTACAAAGGAGTAATGGTTTTGAAGCGGATGTGAATATAATATCAAACGTTTTATGGGACGTCGAATAGTAAATAATTAATAAAAAATTTTAGAAGTATGGCAAAACCTAGTTGGTTGACAGTAAGCCCGATGTCTGGATCGGGTAATGATACGCTGAGGAATACAGCGACGGTGTATAAGGGGAGAAAGACGAGATCTGGGACCGTAACGGTTACCGGATCCGGTGTGGCGCAACCCAAGACTTATAAGGTGACGCAAGAGGCGGAACCCGAGTATATATCCATAGATAACGGGTCGTCGATGGCGGCAGATAAGACAGGAGGAAAAGTCACTGTCAATGGGAAATCCAATTCTGCCGCCTTGTCATTCGCGTGGGTGGGAGAAGCGAAGGAGGCGACGATCTCCCCCCAGTATACCGCAGGTGGTAAACCCACTAATAATACGGAGGCGATCGAAGGAGATCCGGGAGCGACAGGCGAGGTGGTATGGTCTGTGGATCTGACCTTGCCGGCCAATACCACGATAGAGCAGATAGACAGGACCCTGAAGGTATCCAACGGTAGCACCGTTCAGCAGCAGATCGTGATTGAGCAAACAGCCGGAGACGCTAACTTGTCGTTAAGCGAGACAGATATAACGATCCCTGCGGATGGAAGCGCTGTTACCGTTCTTGTTACCTCCAATACGCAATGGACGGTATCTTGACCCCTGCCCGGTATGGAGAAAGTGATACCATGGGGCGTAGGTGGAGGGAATCTCCACCTTGCCTATACAGGGCAAGATAATGGCGAGATCGTCATCACGAGTGACACGGAGAATTATACGGGGACAGAGCGGTACGAAGTATTGACCGTGGCGACCGGAAACGGAGCGGTCAAAAAGCGGCTTACGGTACGTCAGCCTAGTCGCAAGGCTTACGTTGACGGAAATATATTGGTGTTTACCCTTGCGGCGAATGTCTCGGTATCGGGAGGTAATTTGGTGATCGAGGATACGGGGATATCGGTAAGGGATGATGTAATATTTATTTGATAAAAAAAGGATCGGAAGAATGGAGTTTTTTAAGATGATTTGCAGTATGAGGGAGCTACTGACTGTAGTCGTGTTTGAGATGTTCATCGTTATGGTGGCGATGGGCTGGGATTTCGCCTCGGGTTATTACAAGGCTAAATTGAGGGGCGAGGAACGTAATTCGTACGGCATGCGTAGGACGGTCAGTAAGTTCATACTTTACGCTGGTAGCGTATGTATAGCGTGCGGGATAGACTCGGTTTGCTACGTGTGCCGGTTCTGGGAATTTATCCATCTGCCTTTCTTGACCAATGTCCCGGTCGTATCCTCGATAGTGACCGTATTTATCTTGATAACGGAGGTTAGGTCTATCTGGGAGAAGGCTGACGCCAAACAAAGGAGGCAGGCGAGTAAGACAGCCGACATGATCGGTAAGGTTGTAACGCAAAAGGTTTTGGAGGACGCTTTGACAAACGCTTTATCCAATGCCATGAATAAAAAGAAGAAAGGAGAGTAAAATATGGGGAAAAATAATTTACCTCGTGGGTATCGGAACAACAACCCGGGAAACATTCGGATCAATAGTGATCTCTTTCAAGGCGAGATACGACCTAGCAAGGACAAGTCGTTTAAGCAGTTCGAGACGATGGCCTATGGATACAGGTCGGTATTCCGTATCCTATCTAATTATCGCAAGAACTACGGACTGGATACGATCCGCAAAATGATAGGTCGCTGGGCGCCGGAAAACGAGAATGATACGGACGCTTACGTTAAGGCCGTATCCGATTACGCCGGTATCCCGGCTGATGATCCTATCAACATCAACGATCGTGAGCAGATGATCCGAATAGTAGCGGGGATGAGCAAGGTCGAGAACGGTAGGGAGGCCGAAATGTCGGACGTTATAGCTGGATGGAATTTACTTTAACAATAACAAGACCTAATGCTGTAGAGGTAAGCGTAAAATAAAATGGTAACTAAAAACATGACATTTGGAGAAGCTTTAGAGGCTATCAAAAAAGGAGAGTTGGTTTGTCGTGAAGGATGGAATGGGAAAGGCATGTTTATTTTTCAGCGTCCTGAAGATTGTCTGTCTACGGACATGGTCGTGAATAAGGTTAAATCCCTACCTGATGCTGTCAAGAAATGGGTTGCTAGTAAATATGGAGACTCGGAAACGGACAAGATCAAGTTCACGGCTTATTTGTGTATGAAAGCCGCTGATGATACTATCGTAAATGGCTGGTTGGCATCTCAAACGGATATGCTAGCTACGGATTGGATGATCGTTCGATAGATGAAACCGTGGCATATCATATTAATACTAGTGTGCTTGGTAGCCAGTTTCACGGCTGGCTACCATGTCCGGGGAAATGTAGCCAGTGATTCGATATCCAAGACCGACACGTCCGCCAAGGTGGATACGATCCATGACAGCATCCCGTACCCGGTCTATGAGACACTGGTACAAACAATACCTGAACCGTTCCCTGTTTATATCACGTTGGACGGCGACACGGTAAAGGAACCTGTATATGTCCCGGTGCCGATAACCAGCAAGGAGTACAAGACGGATGATTACCGGCTGTCAATATCCGGCTATAAGTCTAATCTTGATTACATCGAGGTTTATAGAAGGACTGAGTATATAACCAAGACGATCTCCCCCCGTAGATGGGGAATAGGAGTTATAGCAGGTTATGGGATCGGTAAGAATGGCTTGTCACCCTATGTCGGGATAGGCGGGTTTTATAGAATTTGGTGAGGCTTCCATGGCTCACGCCCGAGAAACCTCTGATAATAGAATGAATGCGTTATATGAATAACAAGGGCTGACGTTTTTTGTTCATGATTAATTTGATATTAGTTTGATGGTGACTTCGTGAGAACGAACCGGAAAGGGAGGATAAAGAAAAAAGAATCTTCCCTAAATAATCGGATCGGAAGTTTGATTATTTTTTCATGCCACGCACGACGGGAAGATTCTTATAAGTCTTTCTGCCGTGCATTTTTTGTGCCCGGCTTTGATAGTAAAACAAACCACGAAATAAAAAGTTTATGAATAAGGTGGAAATTTTTTACAAGAAAGTGATAGAGGCAGTCTGCAAGGAGTGCGGGACCGATCCGGTAATGATGTTTAGCAACAACAAGGAGAGGAACGTTGACGCTAGGGGAGTGGCTATAACCATACTGGCCGATCGCAAGTTGAGCGACAATATCATATCCGATCTGACGGGGATGACGAGGCAGGCGGTCAACAGGATGCGTAACTTGTACCCGGACAGGATAAGGAGGAGTTACTACCTGAGGAGGACGGTGGAGAGCGTCAAAGAGGAACTATCCGGTACGGTCTGAGGGTGCGTTATGTTGTAAGGCATGTGATTTGTCTATGAAAAAATTTTCATATAACAAAATTTTATGCGACCTTTGCGGCATGAAAGATAATAATGAAACCTCGGCGGCGCAACAATCCGTATCGGGGTTTTGTTTATTGAACAGGAAATTATTTAAATCGAAATGTGTTTAGGAATAAAAGTCAATAAAGATAAAATAGGCAATCTTATGGTATATTTGTCGGAGAGGATATCTCCAATATATCATACTCAGCTTATTAAGCTTCTATATCTTATAGATGAAGAGGCTGTTAAGGATGATGGCGTTCCTGTCACTTGGCTTGATTATAAGGCGTGGCAATATGGCCCTGTAGCCCCAGATACATATTATATAAAATGCGGGGGAATGGAGTTCTCTGATTATGTTAAGGCGGAGAAATGCTCAGGATCAGATAATCATTTTTACGTTTTGCCGAAGGTGTCATTCTCGGATGATAAATTTAGCGACTACGAAATGGACATAATAGATCGTGTCATAAAAGAATATGGGAATAAAAAGCCTAGTGAATTGGTGAATTTGACCCATAAAAAGGGATCGTTATGGGATATTACCAAGAAAGAGCATAATATTATTTTCGATAATGATTATAAAGTATCAGATTATAGCTTAGACTTTAAGAGACTAATAGCGGATGATCCTGAGAAACTGGAGAACTATAATGGTGCCATGGAGATTATGATGATTAATAGTAAATTAAAGTCATGCGATAATGTTTAAGCCCGGAAACGTTTTATATGGCACGTTTAAGCTGTCAAATATATGTACGAAACCAAAATATGCGATCATTTTACATAATGACGGGCAAGATTGTGTGTTAGCCACATACACTACATCGAAAAAGAGGTCTGGGGTTAGTGATTATGTGCATGGAAAAAATCCTTCTGGATCTAATGACCCTAAATCTTATGTGTTTCTTGCCAGTAAGGATGTTGGCACATACAAAGACGGCAATGGAGTTACTCAAAGCTTCAGATTTCCTGAAGATAGTACGGTCGTTCCAGATTATGGTTATACAAAGACTTCCACGCATAGCTTATCATTGAATGTGCCTGATTTGACTTTTATATGTAGTTTGTTTGAGAAAGAATACTTGGATTTGATTTATATGCTATATCAAAGCAAGAAAACTCCTCGGGAGTATAAAAAGATATTTGAGAAAATATTGCAGGATAAACTAAAGTGATATCATATAAAGAGGAAGGTATGAAAAATTTAGATGAACCAAAAGCTAAGGAGTATGATGAATTCCTAGAAAGGAATAGTTTCGATAAATACTCAGATAGAAAAAAACATATATCTAGTCCAACCACGCTACAATGCATGTATTGGAAAAAGCCTTGCATAAATTAGGAGAAGAGCTCCTTTCCATATCATTATAAAGCCTCCCTTAAAAGGCAAAAGCGTCGTCAACACAAATTGGCGGCGCTTTTTTTGTCTCATCCCCTTCCGCAAAGAACTAGCAACAACCTCGCAACAAGCTAGCAAGGAGATATTTATTTAGCAAGGCACTTCTGTGGATTTTTGCGGTGTCCGGTAATGGTGCCGGATTAACGACAAAAATTAAAGATAATGGATAGAAATTATTTTATCGGTACTCCCGAAGGAGGCAATTCCGGTGGAAGTAAGTTTGACATCATGGCCTTTCTCCCGAGCTTGATGGGCGGTGGTGGAAAATCATTGGACCCCAATTTGGTAGCGGCTTTGATGAACAATAAGGGCAATCAAGACGCTTGGGGCGGTGGTGGTTGCTGGTGGATCTGGATCATCCTCCTGTTCTTCGTATGGGGAGGTTTCGGCAACAACGGCTTCGGCAATAACAACGGGGCTAATGGATTACCCGCTCAATTGAACAATGACGCTGGTCGTGAATTGTTGATGAACGCTATCCAAGGAAACGGAACGGCTATCAGCCAATTGTCATCTTCCTTGAATTGCTCTACCCAGCAATTACAAAACGCTATCTGCCAGATCCAAGGACAGATCCAGAGCGTGGGTAACCAAGTAGGCTTATCCTCTCAGCAAATCATCAACGCCGTTCAATCCGGTAACAACCAATTGTTGAGCCAGATCGCCTCTTGCTGCTGCGACGTTCGTAACGCTATCACTACGCAAGGTTATGAGAATCAATTGGCCATTGTCAATCAGACGAACACCTTGTCCGGTAACGCCAATACGCAGTTTAACATCCTTGGAGCCAAGATTGACGCTCAAACCCAGATCATCAACGACAAGTTCTGCCAGTTGGAGATGAGAGAGATGCAAAACAAGATTGACACGTTGCGTCAAGAGAAGTCAGCCCTAGAGCTTGGAATCTCTCAGGCCGCACAGACCGCCAACATCGTGTCCCAGCTAAAGGCTCCATGTCCGATACCGGCCTATTTCGTCCCGAACCCCAACTGTTGCAACCCGATGCAGGTACAAGTGACCCGTGAGGGATGCGGATGCGCGTATAATGGAGGCTTAGTATAAGGAGGCCCTGTCATGACAGCGAGATTAAACGTAAGGACTTGCGTCCCGAGGGTTGACCAGAACGGCATCTATGTCGTGTCAACGACGGGCAAGGCCGTATCCACCCCCGATGGAGAGGAACCAAGGATCGATTTCGGACTCAATCCGTTCGTATGGTGCGCCCTCCCAGATGTTGGGGTATTGATCTGGAGAGTTAGACATCCGGTTACGACCACGGAGGCTTCTTATCCCGTGAACGTTATAGTTCCCAACGGATACGCCACGACAGTCCCGTCACAAGGCGTTCAGGCGGGTACTAGCCGGATTCCGGTTGTTGACCACCATAACGTACAGGTGACAGGGAATGACGTTAACGTCCCTGTGGACTCCGCTAACGGATCGCCTATGTTAGGAGGTTATACAGAGCATATTGTTTGGTTCAATAAGCCTCAGGGGATATTCCGTCTTCTAGGGGTTAAGGCATCAAGCAATCCTACTCCGTCCGCCCAAGTGGGCGATACCAGAGCGGAGGCGAACGTAACGAGAAATAAATAACGAGACCCGGGATAATTCCCGGTTCTCTTTAAATCAAGAAGAAAATGACATTTAAGGAACTAAGAGAAGGCAACCAATATTTTATCCTACATAAGACAGACAAGCCTTTCTGCGAGGTAGGTAGCGTGGTGGAAACTAAAAACCTGAGACCTAAACCGCAAAATTTCAATACGGGCTACCCTCCCTTGCAACCGGAGATGGTTATCGATCTAACGGTCAAGGTAGGCGACGACATGGTTAAACTATCTTCCGTACCGGCCGATAAGTCCATAGCGGACTATAAGCCTGACAACGGCGAGAAACTGGTATTGGCGTGCGATCTGGCCATGATGAACCAAGAGATAAGCTCCATGTTGCAGAATAGCCGACAGGTATTGGATAGCATAGAGGCCCATAAGTCCATCATAGATAATTGCGAGCTTATGCTTACCCAACTCAATCCCCAGTTCAAGAAGGAGAAAGAGCAGGAGGATAAGATTGCCAATCTTGAGAGCGAGATTGCGGAGATGAAAAGATTGTTTGGTGGCGGTATCGAGGAAATTAAGCAGATTCTTTTTGATAAACAAGGTAATAACAATAAAAAATCAGGATAATATGGGAACATATAGCAGAAAACTGAGAGAGCTGATCGAGGAATTCGACGCCATGGAAGACGAGGATATGTTAGAACTGGCGAAGGAGGCCTATAAGCTTGGCTGTAAGGAAGGGAAGCGGAAGGCCATGGAAGGCTATGGCAACCGCATGGAGGAAGACGAAGACGATGAGTTCGAGGACGACGACGAGTTCCGTGAGATGTGGGAGCGTGGCGGCTACGGCAACCGTGGCGGCGGTCGTGGATCATCCGGTGGCGGTTATGGCAATCGCCGTGGGGTGCCGGGCACCGGACGCTACTCGAGACGATATCGTAGATAACCATGAGGGGGGACCGGTTTCCCCCTCCTAAAAAACAGAGGAATATGAGACTAGATATGTATGATGATTTCCCTTCCGGGATGCGATCCTACCTGAAGGCGTATGGCTGGCACTTTTCCAAGGCCATGTGCGATTGGGCCGTATCCATGATGGAGAAGGAGGACGGAAACGGGAAGAAGGTCAAGATAACCCCTTTCACGAAGGAACAGGTGGATGAGATGCTGAAGAAGTATAGCGTTGACGTGAAGAAAAAGGGTGGATACGATTATGTTTACGCCGCCAACATGTGCAAGGCCGATTACCTTGGCTCCTCAGTGCCTAACGAGCAGTACGCCGCTCTTTATGTCAAGAACGTCTGCGACGATCCGGACGCTTACGACGGGATAGTGTTCACCCGGTTCTACGCTGATTGCATCGGTTCCGGCACGCCTATAATCTGGGAGGAGATGATGTGATGGGAGGCTGGGGCTACATACTGAGGATCTTGAAGGGAGAGTCCCCCAAGGACGTGCTGGCGAGTATGCCGGAGAAGGATTTTGAAAAGGTATCCGAGGTGGTGGGCAATCTCAAGGCAACCAATCTCACCCGGCAACAAAGGAGGAGGATAGAGCGGGAGTTCAAGACGGTAAGGAGATGATACGACGGGATTACCATATCAAGAGATACGATTGGGTGATCCACGTACTGTATAACGTCACCTGCTCGAGGACATCCGATATCATAGCCCTATTGAGGAGGGTCGGTTGCCCGGAAAGCAAGATACGGGAGGCTTATGGCAATATGGGGTCGTGCAATCTGGACGTGGGACTTACTTATTCCAGCTACCGGCGGAGGGAATCCGTCATGGTGATAGGCCGGACCTCGTCCTATAGGGAGTTCGCCAATTCCCTGTTCCATGAGTGCCGCCATTTGACGGATCATATGTCCTTGGCCTTGGATATGGAGATAGGAGGGGAGCCTATCGCTTACTTGGCTGGCGATATAGGAGCCTTGATGTCCGATGAGATAAGGATGTTCATCTGCGATTGCCATCGTCACAGGAACAATATAAACGATGAGTTATGGGAAAGAAAAAAGAAGATAAAAAGAAAAAGGAATCCGTAAGACGGGAGATAGACCGCCTCACGGATTCCTTGGATTTCGAGCCTGTCAACTTCTATGAGGTGATGTCTCGGATTAGACACTTGATGTGCCTGTTATAATGAGTCTATCTCAATGACGGATTTAAGAGATATGGGATCGTCTTCCCACGTTAAGTATTTATTTGTTAATTTATAAATACTGCCTTTTGGAAGTACGATCGCCGAGTTGTGATCCTCGACGGAAAAATATTCCTCGTCATGCGCCGATCTCTCGTCCGTCCATACCTCTCCTTGCCGCACTGGGAAGTTATCAAGAATAACCTCGTCACCATTCTTGTTTACGGCCAAGAACACTATCGTTTGCTTGCCTAGTTTCATAAATTATAATTTGCTTATTCGATTTGATGATTACTTTTACTCATGATTTCTAATTGTTTATTTTAAATACTTATCTATATAATATTCACGAGGTTTGCATCTTACAATGTGATAATCTATCTGATATGTATTACATGCTAAAGAGTTATTGAAAGCAATTTCTTTGTTTGGATACACCATATCAATACATGTTTTGGGGAATGGATGTCCTTTTATCCACTCTTCAATGTCATCATACCAATTTGGTATGAGGGCATGAGGATCAAAGATGTTCTTGCTTATTCCTATGAGTTTATTTCTCCTCTTATTGAGGATGTCAATTCTATGATGGTAACAACTAATTTGCTGGTCAATATCTCTCCTAATACGTTCTATTCGATCTGTTTTATTCATATTCTTCTTAGTTGTGAACGGAGTGACGGGCGTGTCTTTGGCAAATGGATTATCGTTAAATACGTCCATGATTTCTTACTGTTTAGCTATCAATTTCAATCTATATCCTAAGTTGTTAGTTTTCTCATCCTTATCTATCAGATGAGAGTACAATTCATCCATTATGATATAAAATATCACTTTGGGCAAAGGCTTTTGAAGGTAATTTGCGAAGTCTTCAAACAATAAATGTTTTGGGGTTACTTCTTTTATTTCTTCAAAACATTCATGCAATGGCTTAAATGATAAGCCATGTTTTTGGGGATTTGTCAACAGTTCCTTGTAGGCGTTGACTGTTTCTGGTGATAATACCATTTCGTACTTTATATTCTTAGCTGTTAGATATTTGAAATTCAATCAGTTTTTTGTCTCCGTCTTTCATGCCATTAAAAACATGTGACAAATCTTCCGAAATAATGTCCGATGCCTCCTTCTCTGTTGTGGCAACAATCTTTACGCCCGTAACTACGTTTGATATAATAAAGCCGTTTTTAGCCTTTTCTACTGTAATTTCTGTTTTCATACTTATTCATTCTTAATTATGAGCCTTTCCATGAAGGCTCGGTTAATACTATTCCTCTAGATCGGGAATATGGCACCAATGGGTAATCTCCCCGAATACCTTATAAGCGTTCTCCCCGTAAACGATAAAGCCGCTATCCTTGCCATGTAGGTAAGCGGTGGCTTTGCCCCCGTATTCACCTCTAACCAAGACTATGTCTTGATTTTCCGGTAGACGTTCCTTCACGCTTACCCACGGTGATTGCTTTGCCTGCCATTCGGCACCGGCTTTGAAGTCCTCACGACAATCATCTTTGCGAAGCACATAGTCATCCGCATCCACTTCTTTGAGAACATTCTTGCGAAAACTCGTTTTTCTTATGGCGTAATCCTTTGCCGCTTCTTCTACTGTCTGTCTCATATCAATCTTGCTCATATTTATTTATCTGTTAGGAATTTCTTATTCAAGTGCCCTTCTCTGATAAGCCATTCGATAGCGTCAAGCACATTGTCCATCAGGTTCTCTTTGTCGAAGGATTTTGCGCAATTGTAAGTATTGTCACCTTCCCCGTCCTTGATCCAGTCCGATGCGTACATGAACTCAACGAAATTTCCGGATAGGTAATAAACCATTCCGTCAATATCATCTTGGTATGATTTAGGCATCATGTCTATCAGCTTGGATAGAGACCAAGCCGGGAATGCCATATCTTGACCCACGTGCCCTTCAATCCTTCTATATTCAAATGCGACCGGACATTCGAACTCGTCAAGATACATGTCCGCCGTCTTCGGGTTCACCCCGGCCTCTAATAGCCGGGATGATTGTTTTTTAGTTGTGCAAATTTGATTCATGTTATAATTCGTTGTTAAATATTCCTTATTATCCATATCTTTCCCTCAATTTATCAATGTAAGATAAGTACCATTCACGAGCTTTCCCCTTGGCTTTTTCTTCATCCTCAATACCTTCATAGAACTCATCTTCCTTGGAAAAAGGATCATGCTCAATAAATTCCTCGGTCTTGCAGAACGGACAAGGGATATCACCCTCTCCATATAGTTCTCCGTTTTCGTTACATTTATCCAAATCCCATAAATATCCATTGATACAACGTGCGTCTGGATAAGATGCACCGAAAAAGGGAAACTCGGGACATGGATGTTTTATTTTAACTGTCACCTTATTCATATCATCTAAAACTAGGCATTAATATTACATTAATGCCATTCTCGAACCTAAACAGGTTAGGTTCAGATGAAGGGTTCGAAACAAGAACACAAGAGGTGGTATCAAGAAGCTTCATGAGATTTATCATTTTAAGCACACGCCCGGATTTAAAAGGATTCCCGTGTATGTCAATGTCATATTGGGGATCTTTTATCATTTCCCCGGTCTCGCCTAAATGACCCTTTCCACGACATACGGGGCATTCCTCCTCTTCCGTATAGATTATATCATCAAAACAAAACTCATAATCAACCATCCCGGTACCTGCGCAAGCCTCGCACTTATACGTTTCATTTATCATCGGAACGTCATCGTACAATTCCTTCAACCAAGACAATTCTATGATCTCATGGCATTCTTTCCTTATATTCAACACAGATGATACATCTGGCTTGTCTTGATACGGATACCTAAGACCTATCAAGGATATAGGTATTGTTATAAGCGTGATAGCGTCAGTGGCACATACCATGTCCCCTTGCTTGAACGCTTGGTTTAATGCTGGTCTATACTTGTCGTTACCGACAAATAAATTGAGGATTTTTGTTTCGTTTTTCATATTTACCCCTCCTGAATAATTACGCATTCAATTTGCTCGTCCCATGTTACATCCACCGGATCGTACTCATACTCTCCATCGGACGTTCTGATCATTACCTCCGCTTCCGGGTCTTGCTCTTGTAATAGAGCTATTAGTTCTTTATTTCTCATGTTCTATTTAGATAAAAAATAAAAAGAGGCTGTGCCTGCGTATGGCACAACCTCTTTTTTATGCGTATTGTCAAAAAATAATATTCTTGTATAGAGCCTATTCCTTATTTGGATTTTAAGTTATTACGGACTATATCCATTGGGATCAAAGGCAAGATACAACCTTCCAAGGGGCTTCCTTTCAAGTTCTTCACCAACATTCCTCTTAACGCTCCTATCGTTATGTTTACGAACGTATCAATCAACAATGGTGTTTTTACGATAAGATCATTATCGGTTACAGATCCTATAACAGAATCATAAGGAGTAATGACAAATACGGATCTTGCTGAATTTTCCACCAAATCAGTCCCGCTCTTAGGATCTACTAGCTTTATACGTATCCCTATAGTCACCTCTCTCTTCTCTCTGTTTGTTTTCAAGGAATGGGAGAACCTGAACTCAAGGTCTTCCTTGTTGACAGAAGAGGGACTGAAATCATAGTTGTATTTATATACATCCTCGACTAATGTCTTTAATTCATATGTTATTTCCATTTTATCCTACATTAAAAAATGGTTTATCATGATATACAAGATCTCCGCTTATGTCATTCCACGATCCATTAAGAGCCATGGGGATATTCTTTCCCTTGGTCGTGTTAAAAGCTACGAATCTGCACGACAGGCTTTGAAAATTAGCGTCTGATGTGTCAAGCAAATTTACATTTAAAGCTTCCGATATGTCCGTTAAAGTATCGACGGTGAAATTACGGTCTCCCGAAAGCCACTCTGACACTTCTGATTCTGTCTTACCCATTTGCGATGCGAATTGTTTTTGGGTTAAGTTTTTATCCCTTATGGCCTCGGATATCTTTATAGCTAACAGCATCCTGTTCCGGGTACGGCTTAACTTGCGCTTGTCTATATTAGCAAGCATTGAGCCTAGCGTCCCCTCGGCTTTTCTTTCATTCATAATCCCAATTGTTAATCGTTAAACTTCCATCTTCTCCTATAGTGATATCTCTATCTACTATAGCCTTGTTGATTCTCCTTGCGATCTCTATCATTTGTGTAGCCTTGGAGTTTAGGACCTCGTCTTCTTGATAGGCATGTATTGTTTCCGGCTTGTATCCCCCGGATCCGAAAAACACGGCCGTGTTGTCAAAGTAAAGACAATACAGGCGAAGTCGTCCTTTAGGTATTAATAATCTTGCGACTCCATCTCCAGGCTTACCCTCGTTCATCTTAAAGAACTGTCTACGGCATCCTGTGTCCTTCCCCAAAGAAATGATCTTATACAGGATTTCCTCCAATTCATCCTCATATAAGGAATTGCTATCGAAGAACTCCTCCAACAAGGTCTTATCTTCTCCCTCTAAAATGACAGAGTAAATATGGGCTTTCTTCCCGGACAAATCAACCATTTCCTTGATGTCAAAATTCATCTCTAATAAAATTGTGATACAAAGTTGCCTTTAAATTCGGATATATCCAAATTTAAAGGTGTATATTTCATGTGGAAGGAATATTATCCGGCTTTCTCAAAAGCCTTATTGAACACCCTCGGATCAAGTATCGCATTCGTTATCGCCGTGAACGCCTTCACGATCCCGGGCTGCTCATTTAAGTTTATTCTCACGTCCTTCCCGGTGACCTCGCTTGATAACCGGTCGCTCAGGTACTCTACCTTGTCCAGTGCCAGATAGGATAGGGGATTGTACGCCAACGGGACGATCCCCCGCATCCTTTCGCCGAAATCGTATATCGTGATCCTAGACATCTGCGCAATCATGTTTATCGTGGATGACAAGGATGCTATCCTGTTCGCCGAACCGGATACCCCGTGATCCAGCAATATCTGGCTGATCGTGTAGTAATACCGGTCTATATGAGGCTGCACGTCCTCCTCCATGCTTTGCGTTATCTCGGCGAACGCCTCCTTGTTGGCCTTGGCTATCCGGAAGATGTTGGTGTTATAAGCGTTTATCCCCCTCTCGATAGCGTTGGCCGTCCGTTTTGCGTTATGCCTGTAGTGCTCGCTATTCCTTATGGCCTCCATGAGTGATACCGTGTAGTTATACACTTGGTCGTTCAAGAAAAGCACCATGTAGGTTAGCGAGGTGACAAGTCCGTTCGTGTCCTTGTCGATCTCTTCCCAATCGTTGTATTGTCTCATTCTCCCATCCTCCGGATCATATAATCAACAACGTCCTTTACGGTAAGGCATCGTCCGGGATCATCATTAGGGATCAATATGCCAAACTCTTTCTCCAGCTCCATCAATATCTCTACCTCGTCAAGACTGTCCATCCATAGATCATCCTCCAGCTTGGATTCCATCGTAAGTGGCGTATCTTTGTAAAAAAGTCTACTCTTTATGATCTCAAATACTTTGTTCTTTATAGTTTCTTTTTCCATTGATGTAATTATTTTTTATTGCTCTCATCATGGATGAATGTAGCTTTCAACTATGATGAATGATTAAACCTTATTTGTTTTAGCGAACACCACCGACTCGTGATCCGGCCTCAGATGGGCCATGCAAGCCTTGCTGTACTCGCAAAATCTCGCTCCATCGTCCCGGAAGACGCATCCCCTGCACGGGATCTTGTTCTGCCCGTTGTAGTACGGGCTGTATTTTTCCACGACAATTTTCATGTCTCCTACCAACACGATCAAACCGGTAGGGGTGTTCTTCAGTCTGTTGATTATTTCCATGATCTGTTTTTTAAAATGGTTCTTCTTGTGATACTTCTTGGCTTATAGTGAACCCGCTATCATCATATTCCATAAAGTGAGTGGTCTTTGCGTCAAATTTCACGATAAACTTGGCTAATCCGATATTTCTTCCTTTCGCTATATCTATCATGGCTGTTCCGCCCACGGGATAATTCTGGAAAGGCTCAGGATAATATTTTCCATAAAGCTCAGGCCTATAGATCAGCATGACAACATCGGCGGCCTCCGCTATTTGTCCGCTGGCTCTTAATCTTGCCAATGAGGGGGCCGGATTCATTTGGTCCCTGTTTAGCTGGGACAAGGCGATGATCCATATGTCTAGTTCCTTGGCCAGATTCTTCAGCCTACGAGCGGCCTCACCCATTTGTTGCTCGGTATTGCTACCTCTCATATTCACGGACAATATTTGCAGGTAATCCACTATCGCCCCAGATATGCCGTATTTGAGTTTCATCGTACGGATGGATGAAAGTATCGTGTCTATGTTAGAAGTGCTCCTGTCGTCAAAATAAACAGGCTTATCGTAGATCTTTCCTATTCCCATGTCGATACGGTTGAATTGCTCGGGCAAGAGTCTTGAATACATGATCTCATTGGCGGGTATCCCAGACTCCATGGATATCATCCTAGCCGCTATCTGCTCTTTTTTCATTTCCATAGAGTAGAACGCTATCCCATCACCATTCTTGGCGGCGGATAACGATAAGGCTACCGCTAGGGATGTTTTTCCAGAAGACGTATCTGCCGCTATGATTATGAGATCTGATCTCTGTAATCCCCCGCTACGCTTGTCTATTTCATGGAATCCGGTAGGCGTTCCTGTTAGCTGTTTGTCATCGGATGCGTTAAGCGCCATTTGCCTTGATACCTCCTTGATCGCTTCCCTAAGGGTAAATACGCTGTCTTTCGATGTCTGGAAAAGCCCCTTGAGCTTGTCCTCTGTATCCGATAACGTGTCAACGATATCGTCCGACTCGGAGTAAGCCCTTGATATCAACTCCTCTCCGATATCAATAAATCTCCTTCTCTTCTCCTTGTCATGCAGTAGGGCGGCATGCTGGTAGATGTCGAATGTCATGCATGTGGATACTTGGCTTAACCTTAGCATGTCCGTGGAAGGGTCTATTTTCATCATCTCGTTGGCTACGGCTATCATGTCCGGTCTATCTCCTCTGCCGTCTATGTTGGATATAGCCTCGAACATGGCCCTATGGAAAGGATCATAGAAACAAGAAGGGGATAATATATCCCTTACCTCATTCAATGCGTTTCTTTCCGTCATTATCGTCCCCAGCACGACTTTCTCGGCCTCCGTATCGTGGGGGACTACCCTGTTAATTTCCATAATCTTTTTTCTTTACCTCCATTATCGTCTCAAAAATGCTATTCTTGAACTTTATGAGGCGATCGTCGTTGTTAATTTTCTTGACTATTTCCGTTAATTGCTTCCTGTTCATACGGTTTAGGATCTCTATCTCCTCGTCTGAAGGGAATATGGGCATCTCTAGTATCAGAGGAGCCTCCTTTTCCAGATATGAGTATAGATTAGTTTGCCTTATTGATGTTAGGGATTTGAGATCCACTTTGCCTCTAGCTTTTTTTACTTGGTTAGAAGGAAGATCCAAGGCGTTTATGAACGTCCTTTTCCAGTCTATATTAGAGCTTTTCGAGCTTTTTTTCTTCTTCCATCCTAATTCGGTGCTCCAGTAGTCTAAATACGCTTTCTTTAGCGACAATCGGATGTCTATGCCCGGATGCAGACTTTGGCGTTGAGCTATGAACTCGTCATCGTTAGATAAGGATTCATAGGCTTCTCTCAACCGATCGCAGTACACATCGAAGCATTCTCTCCAATTATCCGTATTTTCATCTTCTTCTTCCTCTTCTCCTTCTTTTTCCCCCATACCCCCTATATTATCCTTAACTCTATTACTATCTATATTACCTATACCTATACCATAGGGGCTATCAAGCCCCTTTGAAGGGGCTACCAAGGGGCTACCAAGGGGCTTTTTAAAGAAATCTTCAATTGATTGAAAACCAAATGATTGCTTCATTTCTTCTAATCTTCTTATTATACCTCTATGCGCAGCGTTCTTAGAATTCAAGGGAAGGTTCTTTTGGTGCTTGATGAAATTACGTATATAAATATACTTACCGTCCACCGAATAAAGTAATCGTCCTTCAAGCTCCCTTAGGCCTCTTTCAACTTCTTGCTTACCTAGTACTAGATCAAAGCTGATCTTCTTCTCGTTGATTTCCATGAAGCCAGCTAGGTCGCAAAGGTCGCACAAGTACAAGAACAGAAGCTTGCTAGTCGCTTTCAGGTCGCAGAACCAGTTATCCGTCCATTTGTTCGTATCTGTATATCTATATGCCATGTTCTAGTGTTTAATATATTATTCCTCTATTATACAATTCCTCCTTATATTGCTCCAACGCCTGAAGGCATCGTTCCTTGTCCATGTATCCCATTGGCATTATTCCGGCCAACCTTGCGTTGCATCGGTCTATGCCATATTTGAGATCCTTGTTTGACATTTTCTTTATATCCATGATTACTTAAATTTAAAGTGTACGATATACTCCCCGGTCGAAACCGGGGCTTTTAAAATCTTAATACGTGAGTAGGGTAGGGCTATTTTATAGTCCTCTTGATCTCGTCCATCAACCTCTCTGTTATCCTCTTGTCGTGCCACTCGTGCCATTCGGCGAATAGCCCCTTGGCGGCGATGAAGAAGAAGCATGAGTTCTTTAGCTCCGTCTCTTGCGAAGACGTGATGCGTGACCATCTGAGCTGTTCTTTCACGTGCTCCAGTTCCTTGGCGAGCTGGTTGTTCTCCTTGGATAGGCGGTTGATGCGGATAGTTTGTTGACGTGCTGTTGGAGTACTCATAGCCTACCTCCTTCCAGCCCGGCTAAAATGAATGCGGACATCAATAAGATTAGTACCTTGACATAGCCGATAACGTCGTTCTTGTTATCGCATTCGAGCAAGCCGAATGACATGAAGGTTAATAGCTTGGCGATGGATCGCCATGATAGGAAGCTCGTTTCGTGAGCGGACGTGGTTGTGCAATTACTGTTGTTCGTTACACTCGCAGATTTCATAGGACTTGGCATGTTAATGAAATTTGAGTATATAAAAAAGGCTATCGCCCCACGAACCGCCAAGTCCAAGTTAAAACACAAGTGTCGTAACCCATGTGGATTGATAGCCTTTATATCTTTGTAGATATAACACGCCATGTCTAGCCATAAAAATAGCTACGACAAACTTGTTTTCTAATACTTGAACTGGCGGGTTCACTGCAAAGATACAACTCAAATTCAAAACGCCAAACAAAAAGCGGGCAAAAATTAATTTGTCCGCTCTTTAGTGAGAAATCTAATAAATTTATTTTTGCCCTTTATTATGAGGTATATCCTCGCCGCTTGATCTTCTTACGAAGATAGAGGCTATGGATACAAATGCCCCGGCACCTATTATACCAGCGAACCAAGGCTTGTCTAAATATAGGGCATAAGCCGCAAGTGACGACAATACGATAATAGACAAGAAAGCGAAGAACATGCCCCACCAATTCATCATGGATTGCTTATCCTCTGACCGTTTGATGATCTCCAATTTTTTTACGTCGACATCGTGCCTGTGCTCTTGCTCCTTGATAGATGAGCTTAGAAGATAATCAACTATCTTAGGGTCAATTTCTTTATATGACGCTAATTCTTGGGGAGAAGGCAGGCAATTATCATCTACGGTATAAGTCTGCTCTACCTGCTTACCCATGCCATTGCCTGTGGCCAATTGCGTCTCCCGTTGCTTTATCTCCTGTTTACCCATGATTTAAAACCAGTTCATCAAATGATTTTCGAACATCCTTCTCTATGTTTTTCCGATCTTCAATAAGGTTCGCCTTATCCTCAAGGCGATCGCTTTTCCTTGAGAATATCTCTCGTTTTATCTCCTCTAGAGAAGGGGAGGTATGCTCATAACGTCCGGCGGCCGCATCCCGGAATGTACACGCCCCTTGACTGATGAATCGACCGATTTCTTTGATTATGCACATGTTATATTAATTTGGGTCTTATTCTAAAACTATTATATCAATCAATTATTGCGCAAAAGTATAAACTTATTTAATAAACATCCTTTATCGGATATATGTTTAACAAAATAGATTATTTTTTTCCTTTTGCGCTCTAAGGTGTTTTAGAACCACGGGATATATCCCGGTGGCGTGTTGTCCTTGTTCTTGAATCTTTTTAGATGCTCTTCCACGTTCAAACCCTCCCTTACGAGGATGATCGTGTTCTTGTCAACCCTTACGGGTATCCTCTTGAATTTAGGCTCCGGGAGTATATCCCCGTTTGCCTTCGTGTTCGCTTTGATCGTTCTCATATAAGTTATCGTTTATAGTTGTCGCAATACCGGAAGGAGTTCGCTACCCTCCCGGTGTTCAATATCTCGCACCATACGGCCAGACCCTTGTGAGGCTTGCCGTGCACGCAATCGCCACATTTCACCTTTTCTTGCTCGTCTTTCTTCTTAGCCATTTCAATCCTTTATGCCTTTCTGATCCCTCAAATCCTTTATTCGTTTCTTGTAATCTTCGATCATCAATTGGTAATCGAATGCCGAGAGTTTAGAGATAGAGTGCTTTTTTACCTCAAGCTCGTTAATTACTTTTACACCATACTTATTTATCAAGCCCTTGGCATAACCGATGTTGTTGCCCTCGTCGAAACGGTTGCAAGACCTGCATTGAGCGTTGCAGTTTCTCTCGCTGTATCTGGTACCCATATGTGACCGGTTGACGAAATGTCCGCAATCTGCCTCTTTCCAATGCACGATCTTCCCACAGCTTATGCAACGGCAATAACCGTTGTTGTCAGCATCCCTTATTCTTATAAATACGGAGAATATACGGTCTAGTCTGTTCTTTAAAGAGGTTATGTTCTTTACTTTTCCCATGGATGTTTTCTTTTTTCGTTTATTAATAAGAATCCTGCCAAGATCACTGCTATAAGTCCGAGTATTGCGGTGATAAGGTATATGGCCATTGTCAAGTGATCTAAATCTTGTATTGTTCCCATGATTATATGTTTGTTATTCGTGGACGGTGCCGGGATCGAACCGGCCTCTTTACGTCATGCGCACTCCGTAACGTTTCATCCCGGAATACTTACCGCCCGAAATCCCCGCATATCCTCACGGGCGGCGGGGATAATCATTACTAAACTAAATCTAATACCATGAAAAACACACTAATATCAATATCAAACCTCTAGCTCTTCAATTAAGAGTTGTCCACATCCCATGAACCATACTTGGGAAGCTGGTGATTTCTGGAGCAAGGCGATCTCTATTGCGGCCTCCTTGAACTTGCTCTTGTCATGCCCGGCCTTTTGCCTGATGAAGGATTGCGTTCTCGTAATGAGATCTCCGTCCCTTTCCTTGGGATCACGGGTTATGATATCCTTGCACTCTCTCATCTTATCCTCTATTGATTTAGAGGTGTCGGACAATGATTTCTCTATCTCTTTTTTATCGATATCTACAACTCTCTTATTGACATCCGCGTTGAACGGGAATACGTCCATGATCATTGTCTCCGTGACAGAGGCTATGGTGTAATCCGCCATTGTCCCCTTCATGCCTTCTTCTAGCACGGTTATGGCCTCTTTCAGCGTAGTGGCTTGGGCAAGCATTTGTGCGGCGGTTTTCTTTTCCGCTCCGCTCTTCTCGTCCAACGTTATAAAATAAACCTTGATCTTATAGAACCGGTCACCATTCTCGTTGAAGAATAATTCGGATAAACGAGCTCGTTTAATGTCTGTTACCGTGAACTCACCCGTGATGAAGGGGCGGATCTCCTCGGTGATGCGAGCTTCCGCCTCCGTAAAAGACAGGGCGTCTACCAAGTAAGGCTCGGTTACTTTTTTCTGCGTGCCATTTTCCAGCATTTTCTCGTAAGAGACCTTGCACTCAAACCAATTTGTCATAACTTATTAATAATTAATACCATATTTCTTTCTTTCGTATTGTGGGATATACCCCTTGCAAGGGGTGTTCCCATTAAATAAGACCGGTTCCGGCCTTACAGTTTCCCCATCTTTTTTAGACGGGTCTTTCCAATGCTTTTGTCGTTGATGACAGAGGCAATGTCTTTTAGAGCATGCCTCATTGAGGCATAATATCAGTTCTTTCATCTTGGATTATTTTCTCGAGTTTCTTTAGATCCTTTTTGGCTAATCTTACGGTATCAGCTATCCTTGGTCTTCCCTTGGAATCCACGTGTTCTAGGATAACTGATAGATGGCGGGACAGTGTTTTAATGAAAGACTCGGATAGCTGGTACCTTTTAACCATGGCCGTTATTTTTTATAAAAACCTTGGAACCTCACGATACCTAGATACTCGGGAGATTTCATTAGTCCGTCCCCCATGCCGCCCAACGTCTCGGCTCCCGGCTCGTCAAGGACAACCTTGGAATCAATCTCCTTGGGTACACGGAAGCAAATCTGTACGGGGAAATTCACCTTAGCGTCTCCCGTGATCACGTTAACCGACGCTCTTTGCGTAGCCGCCATGATCCGGAACCCAAGCGATCGTCCCTTTTGTAGCAACATCTTCAGATTCTCCTCCAATGACTTTTCACGACCGACCGTGCGTAGTTCCATTTTAGGCTCGAGGAACCCGAAGGCGTTCTTTCGCTGGCCAACCTCGACCATTTCCTTTATGTCAAGTTCCGTTCCCGATCGGGAGGACGCTACCGCGTCGGCGAACTCATCGAACACCACCAGCGTTTTCCATGATGCCCTCGATTTAGCCCTTTCCTGCATATCCTGTACGAGTTCTTTCATCTTGGCCTCTATTTCTTCTATATCATTATAGACCTTTATGTATTTCTCGGAGGAATAATTACAGAACTCGTATTTCGGATCGAAAATTACGATGTCCCGGATACCGGCTAAGCGGGCGTATTCTATCGTGGATATGATACACACGGATTTACCGCTACCGGTAGCTCCGCAAATCAAGGCGTGAGGCGTGGAGTTGTTATCGAGATCCCACACCACGAGCCTTCCGAAGTTATCCGTTCCTATGGGAATCCTCATGCCGTCGATATACTTCTTGTCCCAGTACAAGGACTTGGTTCTTTTCTTCGGTGATTCTATGGAGAGGTAGGATTTTCCCTCATACACCATAAGCTCGTTACCCATCCTTATGGATGGCACGTCCAGCGCGTTCGCTATGTCTAGCTTGTATTTCATCACTGTCGTGATCTTTGTCCCAGCGGATACCTCTAGCAGATACGTGTCTGACGAGTACCCGTTAATCTCCTTGGCCACGTTCACGATCACCCCGAATGTCCGTAGGATATGCTCTATTTTCTCGCTGTTTGTCATATTACTATTGGATAAATCATATTGAATGAATGAGGAAGCGTTCCTCTTGAACTCGGATATTACCTTGGGGTTTACCGATCCAAGGGAAGCGTCCCGTATTTTTTTCTGTCTCTTCGATATCAATTCCTTCTTTGACTCGGGCACGTTGAAATCATCGACCTCCGCTATCAGCGTCTTGGCCCAGAAATTATAAAGCTCGGCCCTGTCCACGAAGTTGTCGCTATCGTTGATCATGTACACGTAATCCGGATCGGACACGGCCTCTATCATCCTTTTTAGCGGCTCGTACAATATGGCCTCGTAAAGCTTCCTCGTGTCGTTATCGAGATTGATCACGAATTTCTTCAACTGGGAGGAGCCGTCCTTGTTTTTCGAGATCTTGTTCTCCACGAACCATACCTCGTCAACATTCTCCCCGAAGCGGGACTCATAGCACTTGACGTAGGTCATTGCCTGTTTCCCGCAGATAAACGTTAGCTCCTCGTCATCGGTGAACTTGGCCCTTGACTTATGGTCTATGATGACCGTCCGACCGCTTTCCGTCCTTATCGCCAAGTCTAGCCTAGCGTGGCAGGGTAGGGGGATGTCCACCCCGTTTATCGTTACCCATTCCTCGCACCTTGATTCCACGGCGATTATCTCCTTGATACCGGAAAGATAGATATCCTTCTCCCCGTAGAAGTTATTGATAAGCCTCGTGGCGTTCTTGGTGGCCTCGATCTTGCATTCCTCTACGGTAGGTGTCGTTTTCTGTATCTTCCAATCATTCGGGTGTACCTCCTCTATGTATGAGAACGCTACCCTCTCCATTTCCGTGATCGGTATTATCTGCCCCTTGCGCTGTAGCTCCATGAAGAAATACTCCAAGGCCGAATGATAGGCGTTACCCGCTACCGTGCTGGAGGATGATCTGGATCTTTCCCGGTAAATCTCCCGTTTCTCGAACTCCTTCTCGTTCCGGGAGAAAGAGGCTACCTTGCTGTAACTCCAAGAGTCAATAAGGTAGTTTGATAAATGCTCCTCCAGCTCGGCGTTGGTATAGGATGAGTACTTGTTCATGGCATGTCCTCTTTGTTTTTGCCCTTAGACTGTCTCATCGCCTCCTTTTTTTGATCGACATCTTTCTTTGTCTCACGAATTGGAAGGATTAGATCGTTTACCGTGGTATCCCCGTCCTTTAACGCTTGTATGATCCCGATCAGCATGGCGATCTCGTCGGGGCCTATCTGATTGCTGGTCTGTTTGCCGCATAGCTTAATAACCTCCTCTTCCGTTATGGCGTATTCGTTCTTGAACTTGTTGATGATATTAGTTCTCGTTTTTAATATCTTGTCAGCGTCGGATAGATCCCCCGTGATGAATTTTTGGGCGGCTTGATAGACCCTGTCCACTATGGCCTTGGGGATAACGGCGAATACGGAATTGCGATAAGCTATGGAGTTGGCGGCGTTTCCCGTTACGGTAATCATGTCGTCTGAGTAACGTTTCCCCTTGCTATCCACTATGCTCCTGCGAACCTCGAACGCGGACGCTACGTTTGTCTCCAGATCCCAGCATGTACCCCTGCTGATGATCTGCTTGTCCGTTATCTGGATAACCTTGGCCTCAGTCCTGATATTACCCCAATTGGATACGATTATCTTGGCGAGGTGTACGGATGGCCCAGTAATAGGTTTCCCTCCTCTTGGCAAGGCATAACTGCATGACCTTGCCGTGTCTTGATTCATCGTGGCCATTACCACGGAATTATCAATACTCCTTCTGATATCCCTAGGATATCTTTTCGCGGTCGCAACTTGTGAGTCCACGTTTGCTCTCTCAACCGCATCTACCTGTAAAATTTGTACTTCATGGCTTTCTACTGGAAGTACCTCGTAACTGCTTGATTCCATGATTATTTATTTTGAATGATTTTCTTTACCAATATAAAGTGCTGGTTTCCCAATCTCGTTGATACCGATCGTCCTCGGATTCTGTTTCCTCCTCCCCGTCGTACTCCGGTTCGCCGTCGGGGTCTTTGATGTAGATGTCTCTCATGCGATCCTCCGATAAGCAATGCCTTGGGACTATTGTATTTCTTTAAATACCCCTCCAGCTAATTTGTAATATGTATCCGCCTTTATCTTCTCCCCATCAACAAATTCCGTTTTTACGCAAACGGGGATATATCTTTGCTTTTTATCAGAATAAGACCATTCGGATAATGTTATCCATGATCCTTTTGAGGCTTTTGCTACAGAGTTAATACCTGCGCACATGATGACACAGCCTTCGCCTGTGCTGTCTATCTGGGCACCGTCGCCGGATGATCCTATCTGGGCATAGTTGCCGGATGATCCTATCTTGGCATAGTTGCCGGATGATCCTATCTTGGCATCGTCGCCGGATGATCCTATCTGGGCATCGTTGCCGGATGATCCTATCTTGGCATCGTCGCCGGATGATCCTATCTGGGCACCGTCGCCGGATGATCCTATCTGGGCATCGTTGCCGGATGATCCTATCTGGGCATCGTTGCCGGATGATCCTATCTTGGCACCGTAGCCGGATGATCCTATCTTGGCACCGTAGCCGGATGA